CGCGTTGAACGCGGCGCAGATCATGGAGATCGAGGCCGCGACGATCGGGTCGCTGATCCAGGCCGGGTTCACCGCTGAGTCTGCGGTGAAGGCGGTCAAGGGGCAGGACGCGAACCTGCTGCAGCATTCGGGGCTCGTCAGTGTCCAATTGCAGCAGCCCGGCGCCGGACAGACCAACGGAGCACCCCACGCCATAGGTGGCGGATTCCCGAAGGTGTCCCCGCCCAAGCTGCCGCGGCTGCCGCACGTCCCGCTCGCCCGGGCGGACGACGACGCGGACGACGACGAACTTGAGCAGGTTCTCCTCGACGTCGAGGAGAACCGCTATGACGTGTCCCCGATCGGGATGGGGAAGAACTGGGTCACCGGGGTCGGTGGGCTGCCGCTGTTCATCCGGGCGATCGCGCACGCCCTGATCCGCAACGGCCACACCGAATCCGAGGCGGTTCAGCTTGCGGTGGGTGTGGTGAAGAACTGGGCGTCCGGTGAGGGCCACGTCACCGCGAAGACCCGGGCCAAGGCCGCCGCGGCGCTGGCTGAGTGGGAAGCGAAGAAGGCCGCATCGCATGCCAAATGAGGGAGCCGTAATGACCGACGTTCTCGAGCGGGCCGACGCAAAGAAGCCGTACGGCGACGTCGCCTACGCCGACCCCGGCTATCAAAAAGATGGCAAGAAGCGTTACCCGCTGACCGCGGACAAGGTGAAGGCTGCCTGGTCATACATCAACCAGCCGGACAACGCGAAGCTCTATACCCCGGCACAGTTGAAGGCGATCAAAGGCCGCATCCGGGCGGCGATGGTGAAGTTCGGCCACACGGTCGCGGACATGCCGCAGCAGTCGAACTCCCGGCCGGCCGACCTGATGTGTGTGCGGGCGTTCGAGTTCGAGTCCCGCTCCTCCGATGACGGCCGGACCCTCGAGGGGTATGCGGCGGTGTTCAACCAGGCCGCCCGCATCCAGGACATGCAGGGCGAGTTCGACGAGGTGATCCTGCCCGGCGCGTTCACCCGCTCCCTGGAGCGGCGCACCCCGGTGCTGCAGTTCGAGCACGGCCGCGACCCCCGGGTCGGCGCGGTGCCGATCGGCGCGATCCAGGACCTACGCGAGGACGAGCAGGGCCTGTATGTGCGGGCCAGGTTGTTCGACAACGCGACGGTGGAACCGGTCCGGCAGGCCATCGCCGAGCGGGCGATCACGGGGATGTCGTTCCGGTTCTCCGTCCCGAAGGGCGGCGACACGTGGTCGAAGCGGGACGGCACCGACTACCGGGAGATCGGCGACACGGACACGCGGGAGATCGGGCCGGTCGTGTTCCCCGCCTACGACCAGACGACCGTCAGCGTGCGGTCCCTTCTCGCCCAGATGGATCCGGCTGAGCATCGCAGTCTGCTGCGTGAGCTCGCCGCCGAACTGCGGGCCATTGATGACTTCACCGGGGTATCCGACGCGCGGAGCTCGGGTCGCGGTGATGCCCAGAGGGCACAACCCACCACCAGGCAGCGCCTCGATGACGGGGCGCTACGACTGAGAGGCATTCTCAGATGACCGAAATCCTCGAGGAGCTCCGCGGCAAGGACGCGGCTGACCTCACCGACCGCACCACTCCCGACGAGCTCCGCGGCAAGACCGCGCAGGAACTCGACGACTTCGTCGAGATCCTCGACGCGCACCTCCGCTCTCTGCATCAGACCGAAGAGGGCGAGCTGCGGGAGAAGACCGACGACGAGCAGAAGGCGTTCGAGTACGGCCTGAAGCTCCGCGACGCCGCGATCAAGAAGATCGAGGAGAACCGGGCGATCCAGGAAGTGTTCCGCCGCCGCCCCAAGGCCGTGGAGCGGGCCGAGTTCCACGTCGGCAACCGCGACGACGCGTTCGGCGACGTCCGCCGCATGACGAACACCGAAGCCCGCGACAGCGCACTCCGGCGTCTGGACGACCGAGACGCCGCGATGCACCTCGACGCGGAGCAGAAGGCCCACGTAGAGAAGCAGCTGCGGAAGAACCCGACCATCGCCCGGCGGATCCTCGTCACCGAGAACGACGACTACCGCAACGCGTGGATGAAGCTGGTCACCGACCCGCACCCCATCCTGTCCCCGGAGGAGAACCGGGCCGTGCTGGCGTGGCAGGAGTTCCGCGCCATGGCCGACTTCACCACCACCGCCGGCGGTTTCGGCATCCCCGTGTTCATCGACCCGTCGATCATCATGACCGCGCAGGGATCGGGGAACCCGTTCCTGCAGATCTGTAAGCAGGTCGACATCAACACGACCGTCTGGAAGGGCGTCTCGTCGGCTGGTGTGACGTGGGCGTTCCAGACTGAGGGTTCGGTCACCACCGACAACGCGCCGACCCTGGCGCAGCCGACCGTGTCGGTGCACATGGCACGAGGTTTCATACCTTTCTCGATCGAGGTTCAGTCGGATTACCCGTCGTTCGCGTCGGAGATGTCGACGCTGCTCGCGGCCGGCTACGACGAGCTGCTGGTGCAGAAGTTCACCAACGGTTCCGGGTCGGGTGAGCCGAAGGGCATCCTGACCGCGATCTCGGCGACGTCGGGTGACCGGATCAAGTTCGCGTCCGGCACCGGTCTGTTGACCGCGGCCGACCCGTACGCGGTGTGGAAGGCGCTGCCGCAGCGGTTCCGCCGCGGCGCGTCGTGGCTCATGAGCATCGGTGTGAACAACGCGATTCGGCAGCTCGGCGCCGCGAACGTGTTCCACGGCTACACCGTGAACCTGCCCGAAGCATGGGCCGATCAGCTGTTCAACAAGCCGGTGTACGAGTCGCCGTACATGCCTGACTCGACGACGTGGACGACCACCGCCGAAGGCCAGGCCCTCGTCGGCGACTTCCAGCAGTTCGTGATCGCCCGCAACGGCGGCATGTCTGTGGAGTTGATCCCGAACCTCGTGCAGCAGGCGACTGCCGGCACCGGGTTCGGCATGCCCACCGGGCAGCGCGGCTGGTTCGCGTACGCCCGGATTGGTTCGGACTGCGTCAACACCGCGTCGTTCCGGCTGCTCGTCGCCAACAGCTAGACGGCACCACAAGACGTGGAAGCGCCCGTCCCCTCCGGAGCGGGCGCTCCCACTCATCCGGAGAAAGGAAAAGCCATGCCCACCACCGCCAAGAAGACCGAGACCGCGCCCGAACCAGTCGTTGTGCTGGGCGACGCGGGCGCGTCGAGTAACCCGCTCGTGCACCAGCTCCTCGCGCACCTCGAGATCGCCGAACGCAACGACGACAAGGACGCAGCGAAAGCTGCGGTCGCCGCGCTGGCCGAGCTCGGCGTCGCGCCGTGAACGTCGTCTTCGCGAAAGACACCGCCGAACTGCCCATCGCGTCCGGGCCGGTGTTCGTCCGGAAAGGCTCCCACTGGCCCGCCGATGACGCTGTGGTCAAGGCGTATCCGGGCTGGTTCACCGATGACCCGCGTTATGGGCTGTCCTGGTCCGGTCAGCCGCCCGCAGAGATGGCCGAACCCCCGGTCGAGACCGCCACCGCCGCACCCGGTGAGAAGCGGAGCACGGCCCGCCGTGGCTGAGCCTGACGAGCCGGACGCGGTGGTCATCGCCTACGTCTACTCCCGCGACGTCACCCACTCCTGGCACCACTCGATGATCGAACTGATCGGGTGGGACCTCGCCCACGAAGCCCGCGTGCTCCGCGGCGGCTACGTCGCGATGAAGTGCGGCACCGACGGTCTCGTGGACGCCCGGAACAAGGCGATCAAGCTGTTCCTCGAGGAGAAGCAGGCTGACTGGCTGTTCTGGGTCGACACCGACATGGGGTTCACCGGCGACACCCTGGAGCGGTTGATCGCTGCCGCGGACCCGGTGGAGCGGCCCATTGTCGGTGCTCTCGCGTTCACGCAACGCGAGGACGGTCAGGACGGGATGGGTGGCTGGCACACCAGCGCGGCACCGACCGTGTTCGACTGGCTCAAACTGGACGACGGGCAGATGGGGTTCGCGGTCCGCTGGGACTACCCGACCGACATGGTCACCCGGGTCGCGGGGACCGGGTCGGCGTGCATCCTGATCCACCGTTCGGTGTTCGAGCGGGTCGAAGCGAAGTACGGGCCGGTTTGGTACAACCGGATCCCGAACACCTCTACCGGGCAGTTGATCTCTGAGGATCTGTCGTTCTGCATGCGGGCCGGCACCCTCGACGTCCCGGTGCACGTGCATACCGGGGTGAAGACGAACCATCAGAAGGTGCTGTGGCTCGGCGAGGACGAGTACTTCGGGCAGGTCGCGCTGTCGAAGATCCGGCCCGAGATTCTGCCCGCGACGGAGCGCACCGCGGTCATCGTCCCGGTGATGCGACGCCCGCAGAACGCGCAGCCGTTCATGGATTCCTTCCGGGCCTCGGGGGCTGTTGACCTCGCCACCGTCTACGCCATCTGCGACACCGACGACGAAGACACCATCGCAGCGTGGAAATCGGCTGGTGCCGAACCCTGCTATCCGCTGTATCCCGACGGCAATGAGACACCGGGCACCTTTGCGCAGAAGGTGAACTGGGGATATCGGCTCACCGAGGAACCGTGGCTGTTCCTCGTCGGCGACGACGTGCGGTTCAAGCCGGGCTGGCTCGACCACGCACAGCACGAGGCCCGTGACGGCTACGACGTGATCGGCACCAACGACCTCCACAACCCCCGCGTCACTTCGGGGCAGCACGCCACTCACCTCCTCATCCGCCGCTCCTATGTGGACGAGCAGGGCGCGTCCTGGGACGGCCCGAAAGTCGTCGCCCACGACGGCTACCGGCACTGGTTCGTCGACGACGAAATCGTCACTGCGGCGAAGCAGCGAGAGACATGGACCTTCGCGGCCCGCTCGGAGGTGGAGCATCTGCATCCACTGTTCGGGCTCGCCGAGGACGACGACGTGTACCGGCTCGGGCAGGCCCACGCCGAGCAGGACAAGGCGCTGTTCCTGGAACGGCTCGCCGCGAATGCACCCTGAGGCGATGGCGTGGATCGCCGACCACGCCACAGACCAGCCCGTCGAGGTGCTCGACATCGGCGGCCGAGACGTCACCGGAGACTGGGGCGGCTCACCCCGCGACCTGTTTCCCAACGCCACCATCTACCACGTCCTCGACATCACCGACGGGCCCGACGTGGACATCGTCGCCGACGCCGCGACGTGGCAGCCCAACGGGCGCCGGTACGACGTCGTGGTCTCCGCGGAGTGCTTCGAGCACACCCCCGCGTGGCCCGCGATTTGTAGGAAAGCGCTAGAAGCTTTAAAACCGGGCGGCAGATTCATAGCCACCATGGCCGGACCGGGCCGCCGGCCGCACGGCGCGCTCGGCGACGTAGACCCAGGGCTCGGTGAGCACTACGCGAACATCCGCCCCCGGCGGCTCCGTGACGTGCTTGAGCAGGCCGGGTTCGCGGGCGTGACCATCGACCAGCAACCCGAGCCCGCTGACGTGCGGGTCGTCGCGACCAAACCGGAGGCGTGATGTACGACCTCGGCGACGTTGTGCACCTGACGTGGGAAGTCCGCGACATCACCGGCGCGCTCGCTGCCTCCACCATCGCCGTGACCATCACCCTCCCCGACCAGACACCTGCCGGGCCGTTCACCCCCGCGAACCCGTCCCTCGGCGAGTATTCCTACGACTACACGACCACGCAGGCCGGCCGGCACGTCGTGCGGGCGGTGGGTACTGCGGCAGCGTTCGCGCACACCGATGTGTTCGACGTCGAACCGGCCGCGTCCATCGCGCTCGTGTCCCTCGCCAGCATCAAAACGCAACTCGGGAAGACGACGAACACCGCCGACGATGAGCTGCGCGGGTACCTGCTGTCGGCGTCTGAGAACATCGAATCGACATGCGGGCCTTGCGCGGTCCGCACCTTCACCGAACGGCTCTACGCCACCACCGGGACCCGCCGCTCGATGTGGCTGTCGAACACGCCCGTCGTGTCGCTGACCAGCATGACCCCGGTCTACTCGTGGTCGATCGCGATCAACCCGGCCACCGACGTCACCGTGAACCTGGACACCGGGGAGATCACCCGCCTCGACGCGTGGCCGTTCATCGGCGACTACGACGTCGCCTACAAGGCCGGCCGGGTGGTGATCCCGTCGTCGCTGCGCACCGCATGCCAGATCATCGTGCAGCACCTGTGGGACACCCGCAGGGGTGGCGCGACTGTGTCGTTCGCTGGTGACGACACCGTCACGCTGGCCGGTTGGGGATACGCAATCCCATCCCGAGCCGCAGAGCTGATCAGCGGCTACCTCGAGATGATGTTCGTCGCGTGAGCACCCTCACGCTGATCCCCGACACCGTCGACTACCTTGTCGCCCTATTTAAAGCCGCACCCACGATCGGCGGGGCGACACCTCCAGTGGAGGTCATCGACGGCCCGATGCCCAGCTCAGGGACGCTTCCGCTCGGGCTGTGGGTAGGTGTTGACGATCTGGTCGCCGCATCCAGAGGCGAGGACACCACCGCCGGGACGAGCGATAAATCCCGCGAGGTCTTCGGGCAGGGCCGCGACGAGACGATCACCGTGTATTGCGTCGCGGCTGCATGGTCCGGCAACGAGCAGGACGGCTACACGTCCGTCCGCGCAGCCGCAAAGGGGATCATGACCGCTGTCGAGGCCGTTGTCGCTGCCGACACCGGAGCCCCACCGACGTCGCAGGCACCGGGTGTCACCGCAGCCGAGTGGCGGCAACGCCCCAACTCCGGGCTGCAGGTGTTCGTCCCATTCGAGATCATCTACCGAGCTCTGTGAGGGACTGATGGATAAGACGTTGAGCGATGCGATCGCGGTCGCGAACCACCACGGGCTGACCGACCGGGAGATCGCGACGGCTGTGGAAGCGGCGACTGCCGCCAAGCGGGCCGAGAGTGAGCGGCCGGGGCTGGTGGCGTTAGTGCATCCGGATCTACCGGGTAGGCCGCCGTATCTGACGGATCCGGATGCGGTGGAGGTGTATCTGCGGTCGGGGTGGCAGCGCGCACCCGAACCCGAGCCCGAGCCCGAGCTGGCTGGTGGTGATCTGCCGAAGGGCAACGCCTCCCGGGACGAGTGGTGGGCGTACGCGCTCGGCCACGGCCTCACCGAGGAAGACGTCGCATCACTGAGCCGCGACGAGATCCGCGACCACTTCACCCGGGACACCGATGAGGAGACTCCATGAGCACGATCACCGTGACGACGCCGACGATCGGCGACGACGTCACCCCGGCGTTCACGACATGCACCGCTGCGGACAAGTTCTCCGCGACCGGCGGGAAGTACATCCTGTACTACAAGAACGGCGGCGGCGGGGCGCTCACCACGGCGTTCGTGCTCAACACGGCAGCGGCCCCGTCGGGCACGTTCCCGGCCGCGCCTGCCGGCGCGACGAACCCGCTGGACTACAGGCTGTCGAACGGGATCCCGATCAGCACCGACGCGGTCTGTGTCATTCCGGACGTGACCCCGTACGTCGATGCGACGAACTTCGTGAACCTGAAGCACACCGGCCTGACCGGCACGCCGACCGTCGCCGTCGTCGGCCCCCTCTAAACCGTCCCCCTAGCTCTCCAACCCCGCCGCCCGGGGTTCTTCGTCACGCCCCGAGAAAGGTCCCCCGATGGCTGCACCGGCACTTGCCACGCTCAACCCGTACCTGCCGATCGACATCCGCAAGTTCTACTGGGTGCCGACGATCTCGAACATCGCCGGCCCGACCCGCGGCGAGCTCGACGCCGGCAACGACCTGACCCCGCAGGTCGTCGACGCCCCGGGCTGGTTCATCGACGGCTCGATCGTCCAGTCGCAGTCGTTCGTCGGCCCCGCGTTGAACCTCATCGGGGCGCAGTCCTTCGCGGATTCGTCGCTGGTGATGCGGCTCTCCCGGACGTCGACGGACGCCCGGACGATCCTGATCGTGCAGCGCCCGGCGTTGACGGGGTACATCGTGAAGTTCCCGGAGGGTGACACGACGGGGTTCAAGATGGACGTGTTCTCGGTGGCGGTGAATGCGGCGCCGCAGTCTCCGGGGCAGTTGGATCCGGCGACGGCGGAGTTCAAGTTCGCGATCTTCGACGCCCGCGCCCGCGTCACCGTCCCCTAACCGAGAAGCGGGGGAACCATGCTACGGAAATACAACATCAACGGCACGGTCTACGAGTACGACCTGGACCGTCCCAGCGTGCGGGACGCGATGATGCTGAAGACGGCGACGAAGATGAACATGGTGCCGTTCACGCAGGCGTTCAACGACGTCGACCCGGCCTGTTTCACGGCGCTGGCGTGGGTGCTGCTCACCCGGGCCGGTGTCAAAGGCCCTGCCGGGGAGCCGATCCAGCTCGCCGAGGTCCCCGACTTCAACTTGCTCGAGTTCCTCAACCCCGGGCAGGACGTTGAGGAGCCCGACGGTGAGGCGGACCCTCCGACCGGCGGCTCCTCGCCGAGTGGCATAACACCGGATTCGACGTCGCCGCCGCTATCGACCGTTACGGCCTAGCGATCGCTGCGACGTTCCACATCATGCCGTGGGACCTGCACCGGTTGACTGTCCCGGATCTTGAGGCGGCGTGCCGGGAAATCGACCGCAGGAACAAGCAAGGGGGGTGAGCTATGCCGCCGAGGATTAACGTCACCGTGCGCACGTCGGGGGGGCAGAAGCTCGCCCGAGTCGGGAACGCCATCAAAGCAACGGGCGACAAAGGCTTGGAGCGTGCGCTGCGGCAGGCGATGCAGCGCTCCGTGAAGCCGTTGAAGGCCGCCGCCCGCTACGGGGCACTGCGCACGCTCCCGGTCCGTGGCGGGCTCGCTGAGCGTGTCGCGTCGGCGAAGTTCAGCGCCAGGGTCACCACCGCCGGTAGCCGTGTCGGGGTACGGATCATCGGCGCCAGCGCCGACAACCTGCGCCGCATGGACGAGGAAGGCATCGTCCGGCACCCCGTCTTCGGGAACCGCCACAACTGGGTCGACGAGAAGGTCCGCCCTGGCTGGTTCACTGACGCCGAAGAAGGCAAAGCCCCCGAGGTCCGCGACAACATCGACCGAGAACTTGACGCGCTCGCCGCGAAACTCCAGGCGGCTGGCTGATGGCAAAAACCGTCCGCTTCGATGTGCTCGCCGTCGCGAAGGCGGAAGGCTTCGACGAGGCGAACCGCAAGCTTGAACGGCTCTCCGGGACCGCGAAGAAGTCCACGTCCGGGCTCCTCCTCGCCGCCGCAGCGTTCGCCCCCGCTCTCATCCCGATCGCCGCCGCCTCCACCGGCCTCCTCGGTGTCGCCGCCGCCGGTGGGATCGCGGTGCTCGCGGTCAAGGGCATCCAGAAGGAGATGAAGGCTGGCACCCCGGTCGGGGAGCAGTTCTCCGCCGCTGTCGGCACCCTGAAAGGCAACCTGTCCGAGCTGGAGCACACAGCCGCCGGGGGGGTACTCGGCGGGTTCAAATCCGCTGTCGCCTCGCTGCAGCCGCTGATGCCCGGATTGAACCGCGAGGTCGGGCTGTTCTCGACGCAGCTCGGGCAGATCGGCGGGAACGTCGGCCTCACGCTGGTGAACCTGTTCCGGTCCTTCGAGCCGCTGTTCCTTCAGGTCAACGCGGACCTGGTCCGCGGTTCCGCAGCGCTGGAGAGATGGGCCTCCTCCTCCGGCGGGGTGTCGAAGTTCGTCGCGTACGCGCAGAACCAGCTCCCCCAGGTTGAGCAGACCCTCGGGCAGCTCGCCGTGGCGGTGTCGCGGATCGTTGCCGGGCTCGCTCCGCTGGGCACGGTGTCGCTGTCGTCGTTGGGTGTGCTGGTCCGGGTGATTAACCTGATCCCGGTCAGCACGATGCGGACCATCGCACCAGCGATCGCCGGCATCGTCTTCGCCTACAAGGGCCTATCGAAGGCGGCGGAATTGCCTGGACTGAGCAAACTCGGCCTCGGGTTCGGCACCCTCGGCCCCATCGCGGCTGCTGCCGGTATCGCGCTCGGCCTCTACACGACGATCCTCGGGGAGTCGCAGGCGAAGCAGGCGCAGGCCACCGCCGAGGTCAACAGCTACACCGACGCGTTGAAGGCGTCGCACGGGGCGATCGACCAGACGATCCGGGACCAGGCCGCGAAGAACCTGCAGGACTCCGGCGCCCTCGACGCGGCCCGGAAACTCGGGATCGGGCTCGACGTCGCCACGTCCGCTGCGCTGGGGAACGCCGCCGCGCAGTCGAAGATCTTCGCGGCCGGCACGGCGCTCGGGCTGAACCTGACCAAGACGGGGGA